AGCAACGGTCATTGTCCACATTTAGTAAGATTTATCGCAAATAACCCCACCTGTTGCATAGAAACACAATTGACACAGTGATTCGACAAGCTCACGCTGTTCTTTATCGGGGGTTTGGGGGGCGATAGCCCACACCATTGATTGCCGAAGAAGAAGCATAATGATGACAACAATGAGCACCGACGCGGCACATGATTTGCCCAATGATATGGACATAAACCCGACGTGAATGATCTTATTTCTGCCAATGAAGTATCCCCAATAACACTACCAGATGGCACCGAACTAGACGCCAGACAGACGCACGCGGTTATGCTACGTACAACAAGCACACTCGACATCGAGGATATAGCTAAACAAGCAGGTTAGTCTGGAAGATAAACATGTTCGCACTTCCTGAGAAGCAATAGAGGAAGAACGGGGTTACAAGTGGCAATTAGGCAACACTTGCTTGACGGAGCCAGAGTAGGCTTACAGACCATGCTGAACCTCGCCACATCTGCACGAAGCGAGAACGTCAGGCAGTTAGCAGCAGCTGACTTGTTAGACAGGGCTGGGTACAACAGCCAAGAGGTACAAGCTGCAAGCAGTGATACATCAGGACGAGAGGTAAACATCTCAATTAATCTTAACACGAGTGACACTAGCCTAGTGATAGAAGGTGAAGCGGAAAGTTTGCAGCAAATTCCCGTTAGCAATGAAGTGGTAGAGGGGGGTCGGGGAAAAAACGATGAAGCGATACCCTAGTGACCCGACCAGCACGTATATAATGCAGCCTCAGAGTTATTTGTGTTTTGTTTGTTCTGCGCCAGCGCCATTTGGGATTGGTTACGGCGGGGTTGTGTCCGAGATACCTGAGCATCGCAGGGGTAGGATGTGGGTATGTTCTAAGCATGTTGGAATTGCTGAACAGCGGCGTGATGCTGCGCGATTGTCTGATAGTCCGTTTGCGAGGGTTGGATGAGTTTTTTTGAGCGAGCTAAGCCAAAGACTGTGACGAGTATTGTGCCTCCCAAGCCTACGCCTGTTTCGTTGCGCGGGGATCGTATGTTGGTTTCTCGTAAGATAGTTGAGAAAGAAATAGAGCCGCGCAAATCTGGTTTGCAGAGCAAAGCGAAAGTGGATCGGGTTCCGCGGGGTTGTTTATTTAAAGTGGGAGGGGGGTTTTTTGACTTAGACGGATATTGGTGTGTCAGGAAGGCAAAGCACGTGGTTGATGTAACGCGTGGTGCGCCTAAGAAAATAACTGCAACATTATCGGATGCGCAGAAAAAGGAACTGCGCAGAGTCAGAAATAATGCTCTTAAAAACGGACTTAGGTAAAAGAGCAACCAACCATTAAGGAAGCACTGCCATGCAAAAAGAATTAAGATTACAGGATAGATTGAGAGTGGCTAAACATTTTAATGCGGCATTTGAATTACAGCCAGAACAGGTAGATTGGATAGACGCGGCATTAACGCAACTGCGTTCTAATAAAATAGAGCAGACATCAGCGGATGTAGCCTACCAGCAAATGATGTTAAAAAAAGCAGATAACAAACGCTTAAAACAACTCATTACCTTCTCAGCAATAAACGCTGCGTTTCTGTTCGTAGCAGTAGGGGGAATTGTTTGGTTGATGTAAATTACACGCCTGACGGACAAACTATTGTAGATTTTATGTCCTCAAATGCTTTTGTGCGCGGCATACAAGGCCCGATTGGTTCGGGTAAATCTGTGTGCTGCGTTATAGAATGTTTGCGCTTAATGCTTGGGCAAGAGCGATCTATAGATTTAAAAACAGGACAGCGAACAGGGCCGCGCAAAGTAAGGGTGGGCGTTATTCGTAACACCACCCCGCAGCTGGAAACCACTACTATGAAAACGTGGTTGGATTGGTTGCCAGAAAATGATTTTGGGCCTGTGCGATGGCGAGCGCCATTTCGCCAAACAATACGGGTTCCAGAAATAGATTTAGAAGCCGAGGTTTGGTTCTTGGCATTAGATCGTGATGAAGATGTGCGTAAGTTGCTCTCGTTTGAATTTACATATATTTGGTTAAATGAGGCGCGTGAATTATCCAGAGAAATTGTAACCGCAGCTATATCTCGCGTTAAGCGTTTTCCTAGAATGATCGAAGGTGGCCCTACTCGATCCTGTGTGTTTATGGATACTAACGCGCCTCACGAAGAACATTGGTGGTCTATTATGTCTGGGCAAAGCGAGCCGCCAGATTGGATGACTGAAGATGACAGGCTGACTTTGTTAAAACCAGATAATTGGGAGTTTTTTCAGCAGCCGCCAGCCGTGCATGACAGATATGGGCCAAGCGGAGAGCTAACGGGGTATGACCTTAATCCTCTACGCGAAAATGCCAAATTTACAGATAAAACCTATTATACAGATTTGCTGCAAGGCCAAACGCGGGATTGGATCAGAAATATGCTCCAAAACCAAATTGGGCGCATATTCTCAGGAAGACCTGTTTATCGTGGTTTCTCAGAAAAAATGCACGTTGCCGCTGAGCCATTTGGCCCAACAGAGGGCGATGCTATTCATATTGGTGTTGATTTTGGATTAACTCCTGCCGCTGCGTTTTGTCAGGATGTATATGGTCAAGTGCGGGTAATAGATGAACTGGTAACAAAAGATACCAACGCAAAGCAATTTGCGGATTTATTAGCCGCGCATATTCGAGAGCATTATTCTGAATATCAAATAATTATTACTGGCGATCCTCGAGGGGAAGACCGAGCTACAACTGATAGCGTAACGCCATACCAGATTTTTCGCGCTGCGGGGCTGGAAGTAACGCCAGCTTGGTCAAATGATCCAATTATTCGCGTAGGAGCTGTAGAAACTCAAATCAACTCTCTCATAGAGGGTAAGCCGGCATATTTCTTATCTCCAAATTGCAAATTTTTACTTGGGGCTAAAAAAGGTGGCTATTGCTACTTAAAAGATCGGGAAGAAATCGACAAAAAATCCATTTACTCGCATATTTCTGATGCAGAGCAATACGCGCTTTTAAGAATGGGATACGGCAAAAAACTAATTGGCCGAAATCCCAACGCAAAACCCAGTGTTCAAGCCTATCACAAGCAATCTGTGTTTAATCGAGGCGGTGGAATGACTGCAAAACAGCGAAATCGGCAGTCTATTCTTTCAAGAGGCCGTTAGGGTTGCTTTTCTACTAGATAAAGCGCATTTTTTTACCGACAACACAATATATGGTGAAATTATGTGTGATCCTATTAGTTTAACTATTGCTGGCGCTGCCCTGCTTCAAAACAATCAAGCAACTAGCGCAGCTAGAACGGCTAAGGCAGACCGAGCTAGAGAGCAAGAACGCGTTAAAAAAGTTGCTAATCAGGAACGCACTCAAAGCGATATGGCCGCTTTAAAACAGCGCAGAAAACAAAACGCAACTCGCAGATCAGCAAGTTCAGGGCAATTGGGTGGAATGTTGGCTGGCGCTGGTAATTTTATGTCTGCTCGATCTTTTTTCTCATGAGGTAATTAATGGACGTTAAGGCAATTATTAAAAGGCGCGATGCTGCAAAAGCAGACCGTCAGCGTTTAGAGAATCTTTACGACGATTGCTTGCGTCTCACAATGCCAGCCAGACGCCGCTTTTACACCCAGCCTATCGATAATGCAGAAGACATATTTGATGAAACTGGCGCAAATGCTGTGGCCGAGTTTGTTTCTCGTATGCAAGCAGGGCTTTTGCCTCCTTTTACGGAATTTGTAAAACTAGACGCATCTGCAATGGTTGAGCCGCGTGATGTTGCGGCTGTTAATAAAGACCTCGATGATATTAACAAATATTTGTTTGAGCAAATTTGGAACTCTAATTTTGCTCAAGAAACATCTGAATGCCTTTACGACATGTCTATTTCTACTGGCATTATGCTGTTTGAAGAAGGCACAGGAGATAAAGCGTTTCATCACCGCGCTGTGCCATTAACGGATGTTTATTTAGAGCGCGGCGCGGATGATACAGTTGGCGGCGTGTTTAGAGTTCAAAAAGTACCAGCTAAACACTTAAAGCATCGCTATCCTGACATGAATGAAAGCGAAGCTATGAAAACGTATTCGGATCTTAGGGAAGATTCCGAAAAAGAACTGGAAATTATCGAATATACCTATCGGGATTATTCGAGCGTCGAGGTTGAGTGCTATTACCACATAGTTTTGTGTGAAACGCATAATGAAGTGTTGCAAGTTCGCAAACTGGAAGGCAAAGGCTCAAACCCGTTTATTGCATTTCGCTGGCAAACGGCTGCGGGGGAAACATGGGGCCGAGGGCCATTGTTAAACGCAATGGGCGCTATTCGCACAACCAATCTTATGGTTGAGATGATCCTTGAAAATGCCGCTATGTCTATTGTTGGAATGTACCAAACGGACAATGAAGGCACTGTAAACGCTGATAATATTTCTCTTTTGCCGGGAACGATTATAACCAAAGAAATAGGTACACGCGGATTAGAGCCAATTACTGGCTCAACTGGCAATTTTAACATGCAAGATGTGGTGCTGGCCGATCAGCGCACAAATATTAAACGCGCATTGTTTAATGATATGCTTTCAGATCCAAATAAAACACCAGCAACGGCTACTGAGGTAGCTGAACGCATGGCTGATTTATCGCATCGAACATCCGCAGGGTTTGCGCGTGTGTTTTATGAGTTTATTCAGCCGTATATTTATAGAGCTTTGTATATTTTGGAAAAACGCGGCGATATAGAATTGCCCGTAATTAATGGCAAAGCCATACAAATTCGCGCTATTTCTCCAATTGCCATGTCACAAAATGGGCGCGATTTGCAAAAGCTAATGCAAGATTACCAAATGCGGGCGCAAATGTACGGTCCGCAAGTTGCAACCTCAATGTATCAAATGGAGGAATTGCATCCTTGGTTAATCGAAAAAATGGGCTTGGAAACCAAGCTGTTTAAATCGAGCAAAGAAATTGTGCAGTCGATGGAGCAGCAAGCCCAGCAAATGATGATGATGCAACAACAGGCGCAACAACCAGTATGAGCGAATATATTGAGCGGCGAATACGCGAAATTAAAGATCAAGCAAATAACTCCTTTGATAGTTTTCAGCGACCAGCAAGTGCAGAAGAAAACATTAATATTACATGCCGCAATGTTTTGAACTCACCAGATGGTCAAAACTTAATGACTTATTTGCGTTCGATAACAACGGACGCGGTTATGCACCCAAGCTGCACAGATGCAGAATTAAGGATGCAAGAAGGAATGCGCCGACTTGTGGGCATTCTTGATGCAAGGCGTAAATCTAAAGCGAAAGGTTAAAAAATGTCAGAAGAAGCTGCCACAATGTTTGATGCAAATGAAACGTCCAGCGAACCCGCTGAAACGCAAGCTGTTGAAACGGCAAGTGAGGGAGAACGCCCAGATTGGTTATTAGACAAATTCAAATCCTCCGAAGATCAAGCAAGAGCTTACAGTGATTTGTATGGAGCGTATTCGAAGAAAACAGAAGATTTGCGCGCGGAAATCAAAGAGGAAGCTGCGCAAGATTATGCGAAATCGCTTGGCGTACCAGATGATGCAAGCGCATATGAATATCCAGAAGGTTTTGACGCGCCAGCAGAAGGCGTTGATCAAGCACTTAGAGGCTGGGCAAAAGAAAATAATGTGCCGCCAGAAGCGTTCAAATCGTTAATAGCTGATGTGTATGGGCAAACCCAAACTGATTTTGAAGCAGAACGCACTAAGCTTGGCGATAATGTCGATCAACGCGTTACCAAGCTAAACAAATGGGTAACGTCTAATATAGACGAAAAACATTTTGATGCTGTTAGCAAAATGATGACAACAGCCCAAGGCGTTGAGCTTATGGAAAGCATGATGAACAAAGGCGCATCAAGGGGTTTTGCGCCTGATGATGTTGGAACTTCTGTGCAGCCCAAGCCGCTATCGCGCAATGAAATCCGCAATCTTCAAGCAGATGCAAGATTTGGCGAAGATGAAGATTATACGGCTATGGTTAGATCAAGGTGGCAAGCTTTTGCAGACCAGCAAGCGCGAGGTTAAATTTATTTTAGCTCCAAGCACTCTTTATGATGTTTTGGAACTATACAAATATATGCGTGAGTCAGACAGGGATGAACTGGCTTACGCAATACAAACAACTGGCACAGATATTTACAGCCAAATGATTACAAGCTGTATTTCCGATAATTATGTAACAATGTGGGCAAATGACAGAGTTGTGGCTGTTGGCGGTATTAACGCTGTTCCTGATAATTCTAGCATTGGTATTATCTGGCTTTTAGGAACAAACCTTGCCGATAAATACTGGCGTCAAATGACGCGGTTATGCCAAAAGTTTATAGAGACAGAAAAACCTAATTGGGATGGATTTGGTAATATTGTTCCCACATCTAGTTGCAAACGTATTAAGTGGCTACAACATTTAGGTTTTGACATATTAGATTTAAAAGCACAGATTGATTTTGAGGGATATGTAAAGTTTTACATGAATGCCTCTTATACGGCCCCAAAAACGCAAGGCGGCTCCGCATAGGAATACCCGTTGAGTTAGTTTGAGGAACACCCGATCCCGTTCTGAAATTTAACTTAATAGGTGTAAAAATGGCCTCAACTATCGATCAAGCGTTTATTGAAGAATATAACGCAGACGTTCACTTGCTGTACCGTCAATATGGCTCTCGTTTAATGAATACGACCCGTAAAGGCACAGTTGCAGCTAAATCCGTATATTTCCAAAAATTCGGAACTTTGGCAGCGCAATCTAAAACACGTAATGCAGAGCATACGTTCCAAGATCCAGCGCATAGCAAAGTAAAAGCCGATATGGTGGACTATTATGTTCCCACATTGGTTGATGATCTGGATTTGCTCAAATTAAACATTGAGGAAAAACGCGCTCATACAACTGCACAAGTTGCAGCATTAGGCAAAAAGACTGACTCGGTTATTCTTGATGCTCTTGAAGCTGGCGCAAACTCATCTGATTTGGGCGATAATACTGCTGCTTGGGATTTTGATACAGCAATGAGCATTGTAACAACATTCTCAGTTAATGAAGTCCCTGATGATGGAAACCGTTTTTGTGCATTGCACCCTTATGCTTGGGCGCAATTCCTAAAGGTTCCTGAGTTTGCCAATGCAGATTATGTTTCCGCTGAAAACCTCCCATTCAAAGGAAACCTAACTGCAAAAAGCTGGATGGGAACAATGTGGATGCCTATGCCAAACATCGATCACGGTGTGGCGGGAACAAACATTGCGACCAACATGGCTTGGCACAGGACTGCAATTGGTCACGGCGTCAACAAAGAAATTAATACAATTTGGGATTATGAAAACACGCGGTCAGCTTGGTCTGCTGTGTCTTCTATGTCTCTTGGCGCAATCGTGATTGAAGATGCTGGAGTTTACAAAGTCTCTACTTTGTCACCTGCACCGTCTTAATAGGATCATCTGTCTCAGTGGCAGATGAGGCAGATGTAAAACTCTTTCTGGTTAGGTTACGCACTGCGATGAAGGAGAAACATTGAAAGGGGTGGGTGCCTGCTTGCCCCTTTCTTTAAAACAAGGTTGGCTATATGACTGTAACGCCTCTTTCAGTTTCCAATTCATCGCTCAAAGTTATGAATGCGGCATTAGCCCAGCTTGGCGTTGATGAAATTACATCTTTTACCGAAAACACATTGCCAGCTAAGACTGGCAATAAGCTTTTTGAAGACATCCTCGAGGATGCGCTTTGTTCTTATCCTTGGCGGTTTGCGCGGGATCGAGTTGTATTAAATAGAAGCACAACCGCAGCGCCTACGCCGTGGACAGGGCTTTATGTTTTACCCACATCGGCCATTAATTTGCACACAATTTACATTGATGACGCAATTGGTGCCTTTGATCGTTTTGGTCAAAACATTGTTGTAAATGTTGATGCAAATTCAAGCTCTGTTGTAACCGCAGAAGTTACAAATATTGTCGGAGCAGATAAATTCCCTGGTTATTTTCGTAGAGCATTTATTATGCATCTTGCGGCTGCGCTTGCGATGCCCATTACACAAGACGAACAAACATCAGCTTATTTAGGCGAAGCGGCACAAACCATGATGCTCAAAGCCAGATCAAGAGATGCTCAAGGGCGTTCTCCGCAGCGGCTGGACACAAAGCTTTTTCTTAAAGCAAGACGAACTAATCGAGCAATCTAATGGCAAAGGTGCAAGATTTTAGATCAGACTTTCGCAAAGGGCGCACTGGTACAGCTTTGCGTATTCGTCAAGATGTAAAGTCTTATACGTCTAGCCTTAAAGAAGCCAAAAATATGATGGTTTTGAGCGATGGGCGTATTGCGCGGCGTTGGGGAACAGAAGTTAAAGAAGCTTTAACAAGCAAAGTGCGCCTTGAAACTTGGGATTATTCTGAGGGAAATACAACGCAGTTTTTGCTGTATTTTTCAAATGACCAATTGCTTATTAAAGATTTGACATTAACAACTAGAGCGACATTTACAGGCACAGGATGGACGGATTCAACGCTATCTTTTTTATCAATAGCCTATAATGAAAACACGCTTGTTATTACAGATGAAAGCATAACGCCTAAAATTGTTACGTTAAGCGGCACCAGTTTTACAATTGAAGATTTTGAGTTTTCAGCTACGGCTGATGATACATATTTGAATGCGCCATTTGCTCAAATGGCAAGTGGCGACATAACCGCAACTTTAACCTGTTTGACATCGAAAGGAATGTCCTCTGGCTATGGGGCTTATATAGCAACTGCTCTCAATCTTTCTCCCAGTGATTTTGACCTTGCTAATGGTACGGGAAAAATCACCACCTCTGCCAATTTTTTTACGGGAACTGCAAACAATTGGGTTGGGAACAGATTACAAGTTTTAGACGGTGAAGTTGAAATAACGTCTGTTACTTCACAAACAGAAGCAAATATTACAGTTAAAAGAAATATTGCTAAAAAACTTGACGTTAATCCTTTTTATATTCGCAACGGCTCAAAACTTGTGGAAGTCAGTTATTTTAATCATGGCTTACAAGCTGGTGATGAAGTGTTTTTTGCTGGCATTTCTAATACAGACAGTTTGCCTACTATTTTAACGCATGCGGTTAAGTTTGCATCAGACGCGTCAACAGCCGCAGCGCCATCTGGGGGCGCAGCCGCTTATACAATTAAGCGCATTGTTGATGTAGATACTTTTGAAATTGAAGGCGCAGCAAACGGCACAGTCACACTTTTAACTGGTGGCGCGGATGTTACGATTTTTGTTAAAGGCGGCATTAAAGGCATTAAGGAACCCGCGTTTTCTAAAGCTAGAGGATGGCCAACAGCTTGCGCAATACATGAGCGCAGATTGTGGTTAGGCGGTAGTTTGCTTTTGCCAAACGCAATTTGGGCATCAAGGTTTTCCGACTATAAAAACTTTAATCTTGGCGAAGCTTTATCAACAGATGCGCTTGCGCTTTACGGGGTAGGTAAACAAGCGCGTATTCGCCATTTAGTATCTGCGTATGATTTGCTTATTTTTACCGATAATGAAGAAATCTACATTCAAGGAAATAGTTTTGAACCAATTACGCAAGCATCAGCAAGGGCAGTAACGGGTACTGAAATTGGCTCGTCTTATACAGCCCCGCAAAAATTTGATGGCGGTGTGTTTTTTGTTGATAAAATTGGCACAATCATTCGTGAATTTGCATCTTCTAACCGAGATACAGAATACACGTCTAATGCAGCTTCTACAGTTATAAGCGATTGGGTTAAGCAGCCAAAACAAACTTGTTTATATAAAGGCTCTAATACGTTTAGCGCTACGCCTTATTTGTTTTTTGCAGATGGTTCAGATGGAGCTTTATTATGTCTTCATGCGTCCAGATCGGACGATAGTTTTGGTTGGATGCGATGGGAATTAAGCCAAGGTTCGTTTGTTTCTGTTGCGTCAATAAATGAAGATTTATATGCAATCGCGCTTCGAGGTTCGACCTATTATTTATTAAAGTTCGACACTTCGACCGAAAATTACATGACAACGGATTTTTCCAACAAGCTTACAGCTAGTCCAGCGGGAACAAGTTGGACAACATCATGGAGTTTTCAACAAAGCCAAACGTTGCAAATACAAGGCGGTTATTATGATTTGCCAGACGTAAATATTGCCGCAGATGGCACATTTACAACAAGCCAAGCATTTGGAGAAATAGTTGTTGGCGATTCAATGCAGTGGAATATGACGCTACATGCGCCAAAAGTAGAATTTGCCAGTGGATCTATGATTGGAAAAAACCAGCGGCTTGTTTCTGCGGAAGTAAGTTGGGATCAAGCTGTTAGCGGCACAGTAGCAGGGCAAAACATTATTAGCACTTTAGATATTGGTTCTGATTTGGTCGTAACGCCTGTTAATGTGTGGAGAGAATACCATATCGGGCTTTGGGATCGAGAGCCCAATCTTGTCATTGAGGGTTTAAAAGTAGGCCGCGTTATTGTGCGCGGTTTAGTAATGAACGTGTATTTATAGGTGAATTATGTGTGACGCATATAGCGCAGCAAGTGCTTTTAGCTCAATTCAACAGGGCAATTTACAAGCTGCTGATGCAAAATCTCGCGGGTCTTATGAGCAAGGTATGCTTGAGGCTCAAGCAACAATGGCGCAAGCGCGGCGATCTGGTCAGGAAGTAGAAATACGCCAAAACATGCAAGATCAATTCACTGCTAATACTGTGGCTGCGGTTATGAGTGGTTTTTCATCTGCAAGCTATAATCCTATTAACAATGCAATTGCCGAAGATGGGCGCATGGCATTAGCAAAAAGCTATGCAAATACGCGCACAGAAGTGGAGTCATTGCGATCTCAAGGACGCATGGCGGTTATAAATGCTAAATTGGAAGCGTCTACAGCGCGGCAAACAGGATTTATACAAGCTACATCTACTTTAGCTAGTTCATTAAACAATTGGAAAAAAACAAACACAGGCGGCACTTTTGCTAAAGCGTTTTTGGGTGAAAAATACGATCAAAAGTTTTCCCAAAGCCGCGCATATAAATCATTCTTTAGTAAGTTGGAGGCATAAATGCCCGTAAACAGAGAGCGCATTTCTATTGCGGATCGTCGGCAAATAAATCCAGCTAATGCGCCTAGAACAAATGTAGGCAGTGCAATGGGGGCAATGGCTGAAAGCCTTGCCAATCAAGCCAATCAATATGCGCAAGTCATGGCAACCGAAGCAGAGGATAAAGCTAAAGCTTGGGTACGCGCTGCGGTTTTAACCACTGATGAAAACGGCATGCCAGCCCCGCCCGAAAACATTACCGAAGGCATGGGATCAATTGCGCGGCGAGTTTACGACGAAGGCATCTACGACAAAATGACTTATCAAATGGGCGTTGCCATTGATAATCAAATTAACGAAGCCAAAAATGCAAATATGTACGATATGGAGGCGTTTAACCAAGACGCATCTGCGCGGCTGGATTCTATGTTTGCGGATGTACCCGAAGCAATGCAGGGCGCTTATCAGCAATTAAGAACCAAAGCGATGGTTGATGCTGGGGCTACAATCGGGCGCAGCCAAGCTTTGTTGCAAATGGACGTGCAAAGAGATTTGCTAGTGGGTCAAAATGATCAAGATGTAGATTTAATTGCAGATAAGTTTTTAGAAAACACGCCTCAAGCGCGGGACGAACTAGGCGTAATTTTTGAAATGGCAATTGAAGGAATTATGTCAACGCCCGATCATATTGCATCTCCAGAAGTAAAAAAACAACTTATAGATAAGCTAACATATTCAGTAAGTGCAGGTCGCATTAGAGCCGATCTAAATACGAACGATATGACTGTTGCTCAGTTAGAAGGGCTAATTAATGAGCTTCAAGATCCAGAGCAAGAAAACATTGAGTTTTTGCGTGAGTATTTTCCTAGTTTTGATATGGCAACAAATGAAGCGTTTAAAGATCAGGATGGTAAAATTGTACCTGATCGAGCAGCAACCAAAAAATTTGTAAGCGAATTGCACCAAATCAAAGCTGGCCTATACGCACAAGAAGCAAGAGAGCAAAAAGAGCGTGAAGAAGCTGGTAAAATTTCTTTGGTTGCTGACGGGCAAGCGCCAACCAATCCAAGCAATCAAACGCGTTTAGATCGTATTTTAATGGGCCAATTAAAAGACGTAGGATATAACGGGCCAGTAAATGCAGATACATGGCGCAGCGGCGTTTTAAATGAAAAACAGCGCACAACAGCTATGTATCAAATGAAGCGTTCTGGAATGATTCCAATGTCTTTGGCTCGTGCGTTTCGCAGCGTAAATTCTGACATGGATGATGACCAGCTTGCAAATATGTATGAGCTTTATACAGACATGCGGTTTGCGCCATCAGGCGAAGGTAATGTTTCTGATATATCTCATTTAATTCCAGAAAAAGTTTTAGCATCATTTTTGGTTGCAGATGCAATTCACGGCGATGGCGGCGGTTACAATGAACATTTCCGCGATGCTTTAAGAATGGCTGAAACATATCAAGACCCGCAAAATCAATGGGATTTATCAACTTGGAATAGCTTTCTAAATAAAGATGGCTTTAAAATGTTGGGCGATGAACTCACTGACGAAAATTTAGATGCTTCAATAGATAATTATTTAATCAATAATGTGTTGGATAGTAATTATCGTGTTGAAGAATTAGGCCAAGCCAGAACTTTGTTTAAAGTAATGTTTCAGCAAAATGCTGGCATGGTAGGTGAATATACAGCTTCCAATTCGACTTCCGCGTTAGATCGAACAACATCTTTAGTTGAAAACGCTATGGCCAGCCGTTTTGTTGAATCTGATTATATTGTGCAAAAATCAATGTACGCGCCAGAAAAATTCTACCCAGAACCTATGCCAGAAAACATTTTAGAAGTGTTTTCTCAATTAGGAAAAAAAGCACTAGGAAATCTTATTAAAGCTGATGAACAGCTTGTTGGAGATTTTATTCAATGGGTAGAAATTATAAACCCGTTTAGCCCATTACGGCCACCAAGTAATAAGGTTGTTAATCCTGATCTTGGTTCGGCTAGATTATTAGCAGGGCCATTTGATTTTATTGTTAATGACCACATAAATCAGTTGATTGAAGACGGTGCTTTTGATCCATTGCATATGAAGAAAAAAGACCGAAGCATATGGGAAGCTGGCGTTCATTATCGGCTTATACCTCTTGAACAACATGGATACCCGCCGCAATACAAAATTCAAATGTTAACAAAAGACCAAAGCACAGGTCATATTGTTGACGAAAAATTTAATCCTTCACCAGCATATCAAAAATTAACAGGATCTTTGTTTTCTTTATCTGGTGTTTTGGAAGGCCCAGCAGGGGCTGAAATTATGGCAGAAGCAATTGGAGACGGGCGTTGGGATCCTTACAGCGGTTTTGATGATGATTTTGATTTTTTAATGGAAAGAGCAAAGCGCGTTCAAGAGCTTTCAGAAGGACTAACTAGATGAATAAAAAAACGTCTAGAATTTTAAATTATATTTATAACCTTGAAAGCAACGGCGATTATAACCGTTGGAACAATAAAACGCGTGTAAAGCCGAATGTACCTGTTACAAGCATGTCTGTGCTTGAAGTTATGGAATGGCAGCAAAGAAATCTAAAGCAACCTAAAGGCAAACAATTTACGGCAGTTGGAGCTGGACAAATTATTTACAAAACAATGCGCGATTTGGTGCAAAACGGCGTTATTGATCCTAACGAAAAATTTGACAAAAAAACACAAGACAAAGCAAATTTACATTTAATGGAACGTCGCGGTTTATCCTCTTGGAAAGAGGGCCGCATTACAGATGAAGAATTTGGCAATCGTTTAGCAAAAGAATGGGCGTCTTTGCCCGTGTTGCAAGACACATATCGTGGCAATCAGCGTATTCCTAAAGGGCGCAGTTATTATTCTGGTGTTGGTAAAAACGCAGCGCGTGTTAGACCAGGGAATTTTTTAAATCTGCTTTCTGCCAATGCGTCTGTTCGAGTTTCTAGCAAAAATACAATTGGCGATCTGTTTGATCCAGCGGGATCGGAAATGCGTCCAAACGCTGGGTTTTGGCTTGATGAGCAAAACGATCCATATATTAAGACTACGCCTGATTTACCGCCTTGGGCAAAAGAACCTGTTGTTGTGGATACGCAAGTGCCAAGCAATTCGCCAGCACAGCCAGCAGCGCCTGATTTTGAGCCAATTGACGAAGATTACGGAACTCCAATCCGAGCATCTACGGGTGGCAATATGTTGCCTCCTAGTGCTGGACAAGCGTTTATGGATGAATGGACAGATGCTTTTATATCTCGATTGGTAAAACACGAAATAAACGCAGCAAGATATGAAGAAGATCCTAAGTTTAACGGCGCGATTCAAGCTGTTAAAGACGGTTACACGAGCAAAAAGTTAGTTAATTATTTTCATAAAGCAAAAAGTGAAAAACATTACGAACATTTAAAACAACAAATACAGTTAGAAACAAAACGCAATAAACGGCGCGATATAAACAATCATCATTTTGCTGCATTTATGGGAGCTATGACAAGCCCTGATGCGCTTTTAACAATGGGCGTTCCAATTGGATGGGGAGCTTCTATTGCCAAATCTGGTACGCGTAATTTTGTGCGCGGAGCAAGAAGCAGCGCAGCGCTTGGTGGAGCCGCAGAAACGGCCCTAGAATTAGGCAGATCAGATTTTGACCCACTGAGCGACCCTACAGATAGTTTGGTGCGTGTGGGGGCTGCTACGGTATTCTCAGGATTATTAGGCGGCGGTGTGGCTGCATATAAAGGCGTTAAAGCAAACAAGCTTGTGGATGGCATTACGAAAGATATTGCTAAAGCAAGAGGCATTGGCAAAAACACGGCATTAGTTGATGGCCGTAAGGTTAAAATAGAGGCCAATGACTCTCCAACAGGCGTTAAAGTTCAAGATAGTGAAATACATGTAGATGAAGGCAAAATTCATCAGCGCTTTGACGCTGGCGATAAACCGCCAAGCATTAAAAACAAAAATGAACTTGTGGAATATGAAGTTAAACGCGCAGCCGAATTAAACAAAGCTGGCGTTGTTGAAATTCCCATGAAAGGGGATGTGCAAGCTGGGTGGAAACCCAAGAAAGGTGATTATGAAAAAATCCAACAAGCCGAAGAAGAAGCCCTCAAAGCCGCCGAAACCTACAGGGCAAAAAACAACAAAATATTAAAAGATGCGCGGCTGGAAGCATTAGCGCGTTTAATGGATAGCCCGTATAAACGTGGTCATAGAAATGCAAAAAGCGGAACAACAAGAGATTTGTTTGACACGCTTGTTGCTGATGGCGGGTTTTTGCGGGAGTCAGATAAGACGGGCTTAACTAATGGCCCGTCTATTTATTCCACAACCAAAACATGGGATGGAATTGTAGATCGCGTTATTGAGCTAGAGCATGATATTTTCGCCAGATATTTAGGCGTGTCTGACAAAAAAGTGCTGGGTGTGTCCGCTGCCAAAACAATGGGCAAAGAAGGTAAAATGTCTATTGAGCAATTTAGAGACGCGGTTTCTAAATCTATTGTTACTGGCACACGGCATCAAGTAAATGAAGTTAATGAAATGGCCGAGCATATTCGAGCCGCTTATCGTGAGTACAAAGAAGCCGCGGATGAAATGGGCGTTTTTGTAACGGGTAAAACATTAACCAAACAAAAAGAAATTTTAGGCAATCGACTGCAAACAGCTAAAGACGATGTTGAGCGCCAATCAATTCAAAATGAAATAGAAATGATTGATGACATGCTGGCGATGTCAAAAGACTATCCAGCCGAGGATTATTTTACGCGCATATACAAAGGCAATAACATTAGAGAACATCGCGCTGCGTTTAAAAATCTTGTTAAACAATGGATGCGGCAACAGCCTTACATAGATACATGGGTGCTTGGTGCTGATGAATTAAATGCATTGCTTGTGCATTTTAACAAAAATCCAAAAGCCAATGCTGGTAAAATTTGGAAGCTTAAACATCGGTTAAAAACAGCGCCGCCTACCTCAAGATGGGCTAGGATTAAAGCAAGCACCAATCCGCAAGCAATTGATGATCGAGCAGAAGAATTTATCGACATTATTATGCAAGAAGCTGAGCCAGCTGATCTTAAAGTATTTCGGGAAAGTCACAGGCCAACATTTGGGCGGCACAGGCAGTTAAACATACCAAATTCGTTTTTGCTAAGAGACGGGCCAAACGGCAATGGCATAGCTGATTTTATTGAAACCAACTATGTTATGAATTTAAAAATGTATAATGACCGCATGGCTCCAGCAATAGAAATGTCGCGGCGTTTTGCGCGACCTATTGATGGCGTAAACTGGTCACAAGGATTTAACGAAGCTGTTGAAAATGCGCGTTTAGCTGAGCGCAAAAACTTTAAGGGATCTGATGCGCAATTTTTAAATCATTGGGCACCTATTGAGCGCGATCTTAACGAGCTTAAATTACGCGTAACAAACCGCGTCTTTAAAGATCCTAACAGATGGGACAACCGCGTTGCGACTGTGTTGCGCGATTGGAGCCATGTAACATTTATGGGCATGTCGGCTTTGCCAGCCATACAAGAGTTTGGCACGTTAATTATGCGTCACGGTTTGAGCAAAACATTTAACGCAGCGTTTCACGATTTGGACAGTGCGGTAGGGCAAGTAGCTAAAGCTGGAATAGCAGAAGGCAAACGCGCTGGTGCTATTATGGATATTCACATGGGAACGGCTTTGTCAGGATTTGGCGAAACTGGATTTGATGCAGCAACAACTTCTGGGCTTGAATATCATTTAAAAACATTTGCCAATAAGTATTTCTTGTTAAACGGGCTGGCTCCTATGACAGCGCATTTAAAGCAACTGGATTTAAGTGTGCGCGTTCCTGATTTACTGGAGAAAATCATACATGTTGGCGAAGAAGTTGCGACAGAAGCGGAGCTAGAGCATTTGGCAAGATTTGGCATTTCTAAAGCAGATGCAAAATTAATGTCAGAGCAACCAATTGATGAACTTGATGGCGCGTTTCTGGCCAATACAGATACATGGGGTGATGAAGATTTAATCCGTAAATTCCGCGCTGCGGTTCGTCAGGGAAATGAAAACACAATTCTAGCGGCCACGGCTGCGGATAAACCAGCTATAAATGACGGTGTAATTTATCTGCGCAAAAATCGCGGCATGGATAAATATGCTAAATCTTTAGGATTAGAAGAAGTCGGAGATTATTACAGAGCGCAATCTGGTTTGCTGTCTTTGCCATTTACCTTTTGGAATTACGCAATAGCAGCAACAAACAAAATCTTAATTGCTGGTCTTGATGAACCAAGCTCTCAAAAACTTGGCGGGATTGCTGCAATTGTCGGTCTTGGCTACATGGTTGCCCAAATTAAAACAGATCCGAATATCTGGGAAAACATGTCAACAGAACAACGCATGACACGCGCAATAGATCAATCTGGCGTTGTTGGAGTGTTGTCTCAATATACAAATCTTATGCAGGGAACAGCTATTGGTTTAACGGGGCAAAACCCGTTTCCGTTTGATCCGCGTAATGGATACGAGCCTTCTTTAACTGATGCCGCTTTTAACATTGCGGGGGCAGGGCCATCTGTTGCGCGTAACGCAGTACAAGGCATTGTTGAGGGCGATATAAATAAGTTTAGTTGGGCTTTGCCAATGAGAAATCACATTGGTTTAAAAGGCTTGTTTGACAGTGCAGTAGACGGAATGGAAAGAAAATACGCAGGGGTAGATTAATAAAAAAAATAAGCGTAAGTTTAAATCAGCGCCGACCTGCCAGTCGGACTAACAGCAATAGCAGTTTGGCGCATGGGTACATTAACATCTACAGAAACGCCCCGAATTATTAATTATTCGGTTGGAGGAACAGCAAGTGCTGGGCCTTTTGACATTCCGTTTACGTTTCGGGATGACGATATTATTGCGGTTTATATAAATGGTACTGAAACAACAGCGTTTGGTGTAACTCAAACAAACGAGTTTTCAACAAGTGGCAATACGCTAACGCTGGAAACATCAGTTTCTAATGCAACTGTTACTATTGCGTCTGTTACGTCTAAAGTACGACTTACAACAGATACGTTTACGATTGCTGATTTAAGTGAAGAAATTGATAACCTTTATACAATTCTTCAAGAGCAAAAGCTTTTAAGCAATCGGGTTTTGCAAGCGCCAGTTCAAGATGGCGCAAGCATTGATATGGCATTGCCATCAGCGCAATCCAGAGCGGGAAAATATTTAAAGTTCAATAGCACAACTGGTGCGCCAGAATTGGACAACGAATTTTCCGAGCGCATAACAATTAGCACATCATTTCCGAGCGGCGGTCAGAACGGTGACGTTTGGTTTATGGTTTCTTCCTAATGCAGTCAGACACAGGAGTTTAAAATGGCCGCACTTTCAGACTACGCAGAAAATTTACTGTTAAATTTCCTCATGACAGGAACAGGCTCAGCGCCCTCGAGTCTTCATTTAGCTTTGTTTACATCAGCCCCTAATGACGCGGGTGGTGGTACAGAAGTTTCTGGCAATGGATATGGTCGCCAAACAATTACATTTAACACAGCAAGCGGAACAGGCGGCACAACAGATAATTCCAATACCCCGACATTTACAGCTTCTGGCGGTGATTTTGGAACAATTCAAGCTATTGGAATTTTTGACGCTGCATCAAGCGGCAATCTTCTTTGGCATGGAACCATAGCAACTAACAAAACTGTTAATTCTGGTGATTCAATTCAATTTGCCACTGGCAGCATTGATTTAACCATAGCGTAAGGAGTAGCAAATGGCTATTTTATCTGACTATTTTGAGCCGAAGCTGCTTGATCACATTTTTATAAAAAGTGAATATACGCGATCATCCCAGCTTTATCTTGGTATAAGCACAACAGCTTTTACTGAAAGCGATAATGGAACAACCGCAGCCGCAAAAGAACCAGGCTATAATTCATCTGGCCCAACTTATTTTGGCGATAATTATGCTCGTGTTCAGATTGATAATAAATGTGGATACGTTTCAACGGCTGATAAAATTAAAAACACTATCGGAATTGATTTTGCAGAAGCTGGCGGTAGTGGATGGGGTAATATTGCTTATTGGGCAATATTTGATGGAGCAAATTCTACCGATAATATGCTTATGCATGGTTCGTTTTCTGCGTCTGTAACAGTTGCATCAGGAAGCCAATTCAGAATTTCTAGCGGTTCTTTAGAAATTAACTTTCCTACAATTTTAAATGATGCGCATACAACTGGTGGACGGGAATGGAGAGCGCAAACTGCTTATCTAATGGGATTTGATGACAACGATATATCTTCGGGTGTGCAGCATCAGTTTCTATTTGCTAACAGTACAACTTCGGGTTTTGATGATCACCGTTTGTATTTGGGAATTTCAGCTTCGGCGTTTCCAACTGGCGCGGGTTTAACTTCTGCAGAAAACACAGGAACAAATTATGCGCGTGTGCAATTTAATGGAAATAAATTTGGAAGCGCAACAACAAGCGGCAGCGGCGTTACAACAATAAGCAATACATCTGCAATTGCATTTCCAGAAGCAGGAAGCGATTGGGGCGATATGGCGTATTGGGCAATATTCCGAGGCGGCAATGCGGCTGATCCGTCAAGTTCTCGCGTAGATTTATATAGTTCTTCTGTCACAGGAAGTAAGCAACCTTTGCTTATGGGATCTCTTTCAACATCAAAAACTGTCAATAGCGGTGATGTTTTACGATTTGGGATTGGCGATTTTGTAATCACTGCCAGCTAGGAAAAATAAATGGTTAAGTTTGCAGATCGAGTTAAAGTTGCGATTGCGCAAAATAGCGGTTCTTGGCCTAGCACTGGCACTGTATATTTAGGTTCTGCTGCGGCGGGATTCCAGTCAGTACCAACCTCGCTCGATGGTGAGACAATTCGTTATGTTA